ATCGGTGTAAGTATCGAACTATCTTTTGACAATAATTCGCAGTCAAGAATATCTGTTAAAAAAGGTATGAAAATCCGCACTCCACACAATAGCGTTTACCTATGGACTAAGGGCGTTTCTAATCAAATGGCAGTCGTGAATCATTGGAGTTCAGAGGATACAGATATTATATATCCTTCAGACATAGACACCTCAGAACTAAGTAGCATTTTAGAATTCATTCCAAATGGTGTCGCTATTCAAAAAACTATTGTTTCGGGTAATTCTTTTTTATACTCCAAAGATAGTTCCAAAAAAATTAGAGTCCACTCTACTGATGAGACACACATTGAGCTTGACAACAACGGCATAAAATACCCTATATATGAAGAAATTTTAAATATAAATAACATAAATAGTATCTCTTTTCATAATGAGAATAGTAACGATATTATTTTGACGATTTTGGAATCTTAATATGTTAAGCGTTGGATTAATAAAAAAACTTATTTCTTATTCCGTACCTATTGGAAGCGTAGCAACGTTTGCACATTCTGATATTTTGCCAAAAGGCTATTTAGAGTGCAACGGGGAAGCAGTAAGTCGAATCACTTACAGCAAATTATTTGCAGTAATATCAACCAATTATGGCGTGGGAGATAATAGCACTACTTTTAATTTACCCGATTTAAGGGGGGAATTTATAAGAGGTTTTGATAATGGACGTGGTGTTGATAGTGGGCGAACTATTGGAAGCAGTCAAGGCGAGGACACTAAGCCACACAGCCACAGCACACCACAGCATAAACACACAGGAAGCTCTAACAGTACGGGTTCACACACACATTCCGTAAAAGGTGGCTTTAACGGAAGCGGATACAGCGTATCAGGTAGTAACGGGAATCAAAGTTTTAATTTTTCTCAAAATGTGAGTTATTCAGGCAGTCACTCCCACGCTATAACAATTAATAATTCTCCCGCAGGTGATACGGGAAATTCAGGAACTACCGAAACAAGACCAAGAAATGTCACTATGATGTTTTGTATTAAAATATAAGGATAGTTAATGAAATTTGAAGATTTAAAAGAATTTACATACATAGATAATATTGTGATAATTGATGGAGTTGAAAGAACTATTAAAAGCACTTTAGCAAAAAACATAAGTGCAGTTCAATATCATAGAAATAGCAAAATTTTAGAAGAGCCTTTAATGACAATAGTCTCTAATAATAAATATCAATACGCCATTAACGAATGGATAAGTGCAGGAATCACGCCAACTCCAACGCAAGAAGATATAAAAAATTTAAGAATCTTGGAAATAGATACACGGCTTCAAAAGATAGATTTAGAGAGCATAAGACCGCTTAGAGCCATAAGTAAAAATATTAACAGTAGTTCTGATATTGAAAAGCTAGAAAGATTAAATGCAGAAGCGGACACGCTACGGGCAGAACGTGACAAACTTGCTTAAAATTTCGGTTATTATGACATTAGGGGGGTTATATATGTTGAAAAAACAATTTAATTATAAATATTTTAATCGTAATGAGTTTGCGGACAAGATAAGCGGGGCGAACAAAATCAGCCCTAAACTTATAAAAATGTTAGATAAAGCCCGTGAAATTGCGGGAGTACCATTTATTATAAATAGTGGATATCGCGATGAAAATCACCCCGAAAGTTTATCAAATCCCACAAGCTCACATATTAAGGGTTTAGCGGTAGATATTGCGGTAAATCCGAGCAATAGAGAAATTATAAAACAAGCACTTATAAAAGTAGGTTTTACCCGTTTTGGTTTTGGTAGTAATTTTATACACGTTGATATTGATTATTCAAAGACTCAAAAAGTAGCTTGGTACTATGACGGCAGAGCAACACAATATAATTATAGTGAGGTTGTTTAATGACTAAGAATCAAGAAGTGGGCGAATATGTAAATGATTATTTTGGTTATTTCGATTATTTTGACACCCGTGATTTTGTTGTAAGTGCTATGAATAACACGCTTAAAAAAGATTATCCAAAAAGCCCGTTTACAGCGGGAGAGGTTATAGCGTGGGCTAAGTGGAATGATGAAAATAGTTATTTTATGACAGCAGGAAAACAAGCGATAAAGGGGCAAACAATAAGCCAAGAAATTTTTGGAACGCCCGAAATTAATCCCGCTACTAATCAGCAAAACAGCAAAGAAGATATAAACGGATATGTTGGGAATGTAGCGAATGAAATACAAGCACAGTCTATAAAATTAGTTTTAATTGTTGGTGCTAGTTTTCTATTATATGAATATTTCAAAAAGAGGGTTTAATTATGCCGAATAATTTTAATGATGTTTCTTCACTTTCTTACTTTATGGCGGTTGTAGCAGGGCTATGGGGAGCAATAATAACTTATGCAAGACGAGAACATAATAAAAATACTATAAATAAAAAAATACTACTTTTTTTATACGATGCTTTCGTAACAATGGGTATTACAATTTTAGCTTATATCGGTTTGCTAGGTGCAGGGGTTAACGAACTTCTAGCCGTTGCTATCGGTGGAGTATTAGGACATCAAGGAACTAGGAGCATATACATAGTTGAGTTATTGATTTTGGAAAGGCTTGGAGCTAAAGAGACTATAAAAGAAATAAAAAAACTTTAACTATTCTCTTTGTGTTTTTTTATTTCTTGCTTCAATAAATCTTCTATAAATTTAGATTTACTTTCCATATCCAAGTTTTCTATTTCGTCCCACACACTTCCACTTATAGTAATATTAACCCTTCTTTTAAGATTTTTTATACCAAGAGCGTTTTGGGTTTCTTTAGTTCTTTTTTTATTATGCTTTTTATGATTTTCTTTTAGGTTATCGTTTTTCATTTTATCCCCTTTTTCTATTACATATTTTACTATAACATTGTGAAGTGAATGTGTACTAATGAAATTATTGTTTAAACGTTCCTTTAACGAGTGCTAAAAATATTTCCTAATCGCTTGTTTTTAAAATATAATTATGATATAGTTTTGCATGTTTAAAAGGTTTAAACAATACAACAACATAAAAAGGGTTAAAAATGGCAAATATTGGATATATAAGAGTTAGTACAGATAAACAAGATTTATCTAATCAGAAACGAGAATTAGAAAGATACATACTTAATAATAAAATGATAATAGATAAAATAATCGACATTGAAATATCTAGCCGTAAAACTTTAGAAGATAGAAAAATCAATGAATTATTCAACATGCTTGAAAAGGGCGACAATCTTCTAGTAAGTGAACTTAGCAGATTAGCAAGAAGCGTTAAAGAACTAGAAGTAATTATTGACACTTTTAAAAGTATGCAAGTAAATGTGATACTAATTAAAGAGGGTTTAACAATAAAGTACAATGATGACAACCCTATGTCTAAAATGTTTATACAACTTTTGGGAATGTTTGCAGAGTTTGAGAGAAATATTATCTCTATGAGAACTAGACAAGCCTTAGCAAGTAGAAAAGGTAAGGGAATACTAGGACATAAACAAGACTTTAGAAGTAGTAAGTACGATGCACACGAACAAGCAATATATAACTTTAGAGAAACGGCAAACATTAGCTTTGAAAAAATATGCCAATTACTAGACTTTAAAAAAGATTTAGGTTTTAAAGCTCAGAGTTTAAGAACGTGGTTTAATACAAGATACGAAAAAGACGAACTTACAAACACATACCAGAAGACAGCTAAATATAAAAAACATACAGAAAAAAAGATATAATACGGGAATTTAAAAAAAAGGCAAAAAAAAAGCCTCAAACTCTATTATAGAACGCCAATTCTAAGAGTTTGAAGCTATTCAACTTATGCAAAATTATAACACAAAAAACGCAGTAATGCAAGGGGCAAACGCCCTAAATTACAGCCGTACACACACCTCTTGCAAACCTCACTCAAGATGCAAAAAGATACATGAATGTGAAACGTGCCATAAAATCCACGCTAAAAAATCACTTGATAAACACCTCTCACACATTACAGACAAACAGCTAAAAAAGTTTAAATATGCTAAATATATTACAATCACTCCGAAAGATTTAGTAAAAGATTTTGACATACACAATAGCAATATAGATATATATAATCAATATCTTACTAATAGCTCAAAGCGTAGAAGCAAAAAGCACCCTTTTTATAATAGTGAATATATATCTTTTAAAGAAATTACAAAGAGTAAAGGTAATAAAGAACTTTTGCCACATTTACATATTATTCTACTTACTAATAATTTGCCTTTATTTGAGAGTCAATTATTTGACTTTGACATAATAGATATAAAAATAGAACTAGATGAAAAGTACAAAAAATATAATGACTATAATAATCCTTTAACTACTACACTAAAAAAGATTTATAGTTATTCTACAAAAGCAGATAAATCAAGATTATCTTATGAAAGAATTTTTAATATAAGCAAGGGCAAAAGTGACACTAAAGTATCAAACATATTTAAGACTAAGCCTAAAAAATCGCACATTTTGCTCCCTATACATATAGAGAAGAAAGCAGAGATACGCAAAGCCCTTGCAGATGGTAGAAAGAAAGCCTTACAAGCACATAAGAAGTATAAAGCTATAAGAGGGAATATCAACACTAAAGAGGTACATATACACGCAATAAAAACAAGAAAGAGAATCGAAAAACTATCAAACATAAAAAAAGCTCAAATATCAAGGCTCAATCGCTTTCTTAAACGCTTTAGCGTTCGAGCCGAGCGAAATAGAAGCCGTACACACGATATAAAATAAACCTTAAAAATAAAAACTATACTTTAATCCTTAAACTTAATTTTATATTAACCTTTTTTACCCTAGTATTCGTTTATCAGTCGTACACATTACAGCGACACTAAAATTTTTTATAAGGGTTTTTTTATGGGGCTACTCAGCTTTTTTACAAGTCAAGCAGACGAAATTATAGACAGCGTAGGCGAGGTTATAGACGAGACGTTTACAAGTGACGAAGAACGCTTACAAGCTAAAAACAAACTAGTAAAAATTAAAGCTACCTCTAAACAAAATGCTAAAAAATTAGAGTTTCAATACGAACAAGAAATTACGAAAAGATGGACTAATGATAATTTAAATTTTATCACTCGAATGGTACGCCCGTTTATGGCTTTTTTCTCTTATTTTTTATTTGGTGCAATTGTTTTATCTGATGGTAATATCGGGCAATTTTCAATTAATGAAAGCTATATTCCTATTATTGAAAGTTTACTTATCACAATTACAATCGCATATGTTGGTGGGCGAAGTTTAGAAAAGATTAATGGTGTAAAAAATGAAAAATAATCTTAATCCGCTCCAAACGTCCAACAATCCGACTAGCGAAGAAAGCGGAACAGTTGCACCCCCTAGCGTTGGGAGTGTAACAAAGGTTACAGCTAATGAAACCCTAGCACCTAAAGAAGAATTAGCGGAGATAATCGAGAGTATAGAAGATATTAGCGAGGAAGTAAATAAAGACGTGCAGAAAGCTATTAAAATTGAAGCAAATAAAAGAAAGTTAGATGCAGAAGCGGAAGCTAATCACGAAGATATTTCAGAATTTGAAATTGAAGAAGACGAGCCTAAAAAATCAAATATAAAAATTGTTTTAGGGGTTTTAGTTGTTGGATTAGGTTTTGGGTATTTGGCTTTAAAAGGTAATAAAAAAGATGCCGAAACAAGAGAAAAAGAGCTACAAAACGGAAAGAGCCAAGAAGTGGAAACGAATCAAAAAACGGGAATGATTTTCTAGTGGAAGATTTACAAGAGATACACGAAGAAGCAACAGCTCCAAGAAGTAAAGAAAGTGAAGCTCACGGGCTTGACTTGTCAATACCTAGCAAAAAATTAGCCGAAGATAATACACGAGACATCATCTTAACAGCTTTAAAAATTAATAATATTTCTTATGACACGTTAAATATCTCTAAAAGCAAGTTTAACAAGCTAAACAAAGAGCAGTTAATCGAAGCACTTAAGGGCAAAATAAATGAGCCTAAAGAAGCCGAAAAAGAAGATAAGAAAAAGCAAGAAGATTTTGACTATTTAGGGGCTATTTTATCACTTAAAGGAACTTTAGAATCTAGCTTAAAAAGTGGTGACTATCAGAAATTAGACAGCGAAGTAATGGGCGTTACCCTTAAAGCTATGCAATCGGATGAAAATATACAGCAGATTGACATAAAATCAAGTCATATAACAAAAATTATAATAGGCTTAAGTGTTTCTTATTTTATATCTCGTTTAGTTGGGTTTGAAAATATATCTAACAAAATAAATGACATAAAAAATAAAATATTAAAACGTGAAAAGGTAGAAAATGAGGAGTAATGTAATTGAATTTCTAGGGCAAAAATATCTAGTAAATGACTCAGAAATAAAAGAAATAAGTTTCGAGGATACGGGAGAATTTACACTTGTTCACGTTACTTATAGAAATAATTTATATAAAGAAAAAGCATTTAAAATACCGAATGAAGATAATAACCTAGACATTACAGTTTTAAGCTATTTATACATTCAGATAATGACAACCAATCACCAAGTGAGAGCGAGTAAATAAATGACATTGGTTACGGGCAAAAGCAAAGAATTTTCATTAATACTAAGTAAATCGGGGAATGGTAAAACCGTTGTCGAATATTTATTAACTATGACAAAGCAGAAGCCCACGCTCATTATAGACTCGTACAATCAATTTCAAGGGGTACATAAGACTTTAAAGCAATTAGTAAGCTATTTCCTTGACTATGAAAATTTAGAGGATTTCAGAGGATTTAAGAGACGTATTTTAATAGCTTTGAAACCAAATGAAGCTAATGAGTTTTATGAGTACCTTTTAAAGAGTAAGTTTTTAAACGGGTGCTTAATCGTAAATGATGAAATCGACATGACACTAGGAACGGCAAATGTATCAAATCAACACGCATTTTATCAGTTTTGTAACAGAGGTAGACACCAAGAATTTAACTTCATAGCAACGGCGAGAGCTACGCAAAACATTCCAAAAGTTTTAGCACAGCAAACGGACATTTACTATATCGGTAAGGTACAAAATAAGCCTATGCTTGACTATTTATCAAATAATACAAATATAAAGGATTTAGAGGTATTAACGGACGGGCTAGAAGATTATCAATATCTAAGATACGACACTTCTAGTGAGGTTATTAAGAAATTCAAATATGAATTTGAGTTACTTAATGACTTTAAATAAGGTCATAAATAAATACAAAAAGGGGTTACAGATGGTAACTAAATTAATTACGGGCGTGACAACGGGTGTTGTTTTGGCTTTAGTGGTAAATGTTGCGAGAGCAAAAGGGGCGAACGTATAATGCAAAAATATATTGATAAAAACGCAATAGTTTTCGGTGTTGGTGTTGTTGTTGGTGGAGCTATTTTTAGCATGGTTTTAGCGGATAAACTTCCACAATCATTAGGGGGCAAATAATGCCTTATTTAAGACCTTTAGGCACTGATATAGAAATCGGGCTAATGGATTATCAAGCAGGAACGACAAAGACAATACAGCTTAATCGTGAAAACGAAGTTAAACATTACAGCCTTATGCTTTCAGTTACGCACAATAACGGGGTAGATGCTACTTTTAGCGTAACGGATTTAATTCGCTTGATAACAGAGATTAGAATCGTTGCAGGTGGTAGAAATAATATTAAGATGGTTAATGCCTTAAAAATGTATTTGAATAATCTTAAGAATGATGGAATTGTTCCGCATAATCATATTGATGTTACCTCAGATGCTAACGGCTTGACTTCTTGGGTTGAAATAATTGTGCCTATGAATATGTTTGATATGCGAAGACCGATTGACAGCATATTTCCAACTTATCGTTTTCAAAATTTAGATTTAAAGTGTACTTTTGGAAGTAATACAAGTGTAGGGAATGGTGTTACAATTGTTGATGGTACTGTAACAGTATCGGAAACGGCTATCGAGAATCTTAACCGAGATTTTGATTATGGCTTCTTTAAAGAGATTATGCAATCTAAAAAAATCAGTGCAACGAATCCAAAAGAAGAAATCAGACTTCCGACTGAAATGCTTTATAAGCAAATAACAATTTTTGGAATTAAAGATAATATTCTTAGCGATGATATTGTGAAAGGTGTTGTTATTAAAGCAGGGTCTAAAATTATCAAACAGCTTACAGCACAGCAAATTAAATCTAAAATGATGCGAAAATCGAGAAGTGGGAACGAATCAGAGATTAACGGGATGTTGGTTATTGATTTTTCAGAACGTGGTCACGGAACTGAATTCATAGATACAAGACGTGCAGAGGGTGGCTTTTTACAGTTAAGCGTAGAGCTTGATGTAGTAAGTGCAGGTACAGACAATCTTGTTGAAGTTTACTCAGATTATTTTGAAGCTATTCCGCTAGGTGTTTAATTATGGAGGACTTTTTCAGTAGTGCTATAAATGTTTACGGCTCATACAATAAAGATAAGTCAGATGCACGGGATTATAATCTAACTATGGCAAAGCTGTCTAATGTTACACCGCCCACGCAAAGCAGTAGTTTAGACACGACATTAAACAATAATAATAATGCTAATAACAGTATGATAGATAATAAAACGCTTTTTATCGTTGGTGGTGTTGTTGTTGGTGGTGTTGTTTTAACCTCTTTGCTAAAGTTGTAAATTATGGCTTTATTTGGTGGGGGTAGTGCATCAGCTAGTCAGACCTTAACAAATGCTATCACTTACACGCCTATTTTGAATATAGGCGAAAATAACGACAGCGACTTAACTAATAGCTTAGAAAATCGAGCAAGTGCGGAAGCCTTAAACAAGGACGAAGTAACGGCAAGTGTTGGCGTAGGTTTAGGCGGAAGCGGTAGCGGTGGGGCAGTTATGAAGGGCGACACGGAGGGCGGTATCGGTGTATTTGATACAGCCAAAAGTGCAATAACCAAAGATAATAGCATCCTCTTTGGTGTTGGTGGTGTTGTTGTTGGTGGTGTTGTTTTATATTTTTTTAATAGAAAATAATATGCTTGATAATATAGAACTTGCAGAGCTTGAGCCCGTACCATTGGAAGAAGAAGCGGAAGCAGAAGCGAAAGGCGTTAATATAGAAAATGCTCCCTCTCTTTTGCCTTTTCTTTTTGGTGGGGCAGTAATAGGCTTTTTGCTTTTAAAAATATAAGAGAGAGATGAATGAATATTAAATTAGCAAATAAAAAACAACTTGCAGAAGTTTCTCAAATGTATAGAGATATGCTTATAACTTTCTATCCTCATAGAAAAATTAGCGATAAAGAGACTTTTAAAAGGGTTTTGCTAGGTTGGATTTATTCATCTTTTCATTATGTTTTTATTGCGGAAGATAAGGGGCGAATTATAGGGTTATTAATTTTAAACATTGATGATAATTGCGAGTTAACAAGCCCTTGTTTAAATGTTACTGGTACATACATAAAACAAAATTATAGAAAATCAAATGCCATTAAAATTTTAATGGCTAAGGCTTTAAATATGGCGAATAGCTTAAAAATGAATTTACACACTTCCGCCACGCCACAGAGTGCGAGCTTATCGCTAAAAGTTGGGGGCGAAGTTCAAAGCGTACAAATAGAGAGGGTTTATAATGGGTAAAGGCGGAAGTTCTACAAGCTCACAGAGTACAAGTAACTATACAACTGTAAACACCACTACGAGCATAAAAAACGATATTGACACTCAGCCTATCGCTGATAGCATCGCTTACAGTAACGAACTAATAAGCAATACTTTTAAAAATAGTAGTGCATTATTAAGTGATGTATTAAGTGATGGGAATAAAATTTTTACTAATGCTATGCAAAATAGCTCAGAGAGCAGTAATAAGTCTATATCAAGTCTAAATAATACCTTGCTAAATTTGGTTAGCTCAAATAATGCAGACAATAAGCAGACGGCAGAAGTCTTAAAAATTGGAAGCGTGTTGCTTGGTGTTGGTGTTATTTATTACATAGGCAAAAATAAAATAAAAAAGGGTAAAAAATGAGTTCATTCCAAAAAATAAATATTGATGTTTCGCAAGAAATAGACGGCTTTAACGGGGGTTTTGATTTGGGGGCGGGTAGATGGTTAGCTTTTGATTATATTCCAATCGGTGTAAGTATCGAACTATCTTTTGACAATAATTCGCAGTCAAGAATATCTGTTAAAAAAGGTATGAAAATCCGCACTCCACACAATAGCGTTTACCTATGGACTAAGGGCGTTTCTAATCAAA